ACATATGAGCAGTAGGTATTCTTGCTCTTGTGTATCTCCGCTAGCAGATCGCGGTTATTCAGATAATTCACTCTTTTCATAAAAAATTCCTTATTTTTGTTGTTTGCTTTGCTGCCTGGAGATTATAAAGTGCGCCTATTATGATGCCTATAAATATTGTTATAGTATACTGAATTTTATATGAAAAAACAACCTATTAATAAACGGATTTAGCAATGGGAATATTAGACACAGCAGGCAAAGTTTTAGGTGTTATCGGAGGGGTTAATAAAGTTATCTCTTCCAACCCCACTTTAAATCGTTTATTTGGAGCAGGACTGGGCAGAGGAGCCGAAGCATCAGATCAATTAAACACACATGCCACATGGACCACAAGAAACGGAACAACAGATTTTAGAGTCAAAGTTACTTTACCATCAGAGAGTGATTTAAACAATATATTCTTTGGAGGATCCAGACAGCAATTCAAAGACAGTAAACAAAAATCACCCAATGATGTACTTTGGCCACTGGCTTCAGAAGGTGGAGTAATATTTCCTTTAACACCAAGCATTATTATTCAACATGCAGCCAGCTACAATGCCATGGCACTAACTCACAGCAATTATCCTTTCTATGCTTATGGGCATAGCGAAGTACCTTCATTCACAGTGACAGGAGAATTTCCTGTACAAAATTATGAAGATGCTCAATATTGGGTAGCCATGTTACATTTCTTTAGATCAGTGACCAAAATGTTCTTTGGTGGACAGAACGATTCTTTAAAAGGAAATCCTCCTCCGATATTACAACTGAACGGATATGGCAGTTATGTATTCAACAATGTTCCTGTTGTAGTTACTAATTTTAACGTGGACATGAGAGCCGACGTAGATTATATTTCTACCACACAAAGTCCTATGGTAGGAAAAGGTGGAGTAAATTTAAATTCTTTGTATAGTGATTTAAGTGCAGGAGTGATTGCCAATCCTGACAAGAACAACACCTGGGCTCCGTCACTGAGCACAGTAACTCTGCAACTGCAACCGGTATATTCTAGAGAGTCTATTAAGAAATTTAATATGAGAGACTTTGTCAATGGTCGTCTTAATGGCGGAAGCAAAGAAATAGGATTTATCTAATGGCACAATATAGCAACACATCTCCTTATTTTAATACAACAGAGAATAATATCAGTTTAGATTTTTTAGTACCTAGAACCATAACTGCTGAACAAGACGATATCACTTATACCATTGATAGAATTTATGCCTATAGGCCAGATCTCCTAGCCTACGATTTATATGGCACACCAAGACTATGGTGGGTATTTGCTCAAAGAAATCCTGACGTAATTGAAGATCCTATCTATGATTTTGCTCCAGGCAAAACTATACAATTACCCAAATTAAGTAATCTTAAAAGTGATATAGGTATCTAAAAAATGGCTTCAGAAGATCTTACATATTACGTTTCTAGCAAAGCAGCCATGTCTGGCCAAACTACACAAACATCATCTAAAGATCCTAAGAGTACAATTGAGCCCAATGTTTTAGACAAATATGCTTCTTATAATTATGTTTGGACATTGTCAGCATTATCTCGAGAAGAATTATTAAATCCTAATAGTATCACCACAAATAAACCACATGATATCATTGCTAAATCTGGAGGTATAGGCACAGACGGTAATTATTCTCCTTTCAATGAAAAAGGAAAAGTTGCAAATTCATCAGCAGTGTTATCAGGAACAGTAGATAGAATGATTACATCATTAAAACCAAAACAATTGAAAGAAGCTGAAAATTACAACAAAATATTAAAAAGAGGACACGATATATTTTTTGAAAGCGTTGTTATAGATGGTACCAATACTGCCAATGAGCAAAGAAAATTAATGAATTTTAACAAATTAGAGATGCAATTAACAGAACCATTTGGTGTTACATTATTTGAAAAATTACGTGCCGCCGCTCTCAACAATGGATATAGAGATCATATAGATTGTCCCTATCTATTAACATTGGATTTTCGAGGCTATGATAACAAAGGAAATTCTCTAGGCAATGTAATAACTACCAGATATCTACCTATAAAAATTACAGATGCAGAAATGGAAATTAATCAAGGTGGTACTTTTTATACCATGACTGCAGTAGCATGGAATGAATTTGCTCTAACTGATAGATTCTTATACACTAGAGGCACCGGTGGACCTTACACTAAATCAAAAAAAGATAATGAAAAAGTTGGAATCGACAAACGAGCCTCTACGCTCAATGGAGCTTTAAAATTATTAGAAGAAAATTTAAATGAACAACAAAAAGTAGAAGTAAGATATGGTCTTAGAGAAAACGAGAATACTCTAGATCAATATGTGATAGATTCAGCACCGGGAGTTTATCAAATTAATGGAGAATCTTCAAATTCTGAATTTGATGATACTACAGTGTCAGGAGGATATTACAAATTTAGTATTAGACCCAATCAAAGCATTGCACAGGTTATCACAGATATTGTTTTACAATCAGATGAATATAGAAACATATCAAAACTTGTAGAAAAATATTGGAAAGATTTAGGAGGAGCACAAGAACTACAAGGACAGGTAACAGACGAAGAATTCAAAGCAATGATACCAGATCCTATGGTACCATGGTTTAAAATCAAAACCAGTGTATATAATTCAGAAGCATTTGATAATGTAACCAAGATGCATTCAAAAATTATACATTTTCAAGTTATCCCATGGAAAATACATGTAATGAATTTTGCAGTACCTGGACTTAGCGCCAGCAAACTATGGGGTAAAAAAGTTAGAAAAGCCTACAAATATATCTACACAGGAGAGAACAATCAAATAATAGATTTAAAAATTAATTACAAATATGGTTTTTTTCAAGCTAGACTATTAGATGGATCAAGGTCAGATGCTGCCTCATCTAGAGATGTGAAAGATCTAGGACTGATTGCTATTGCAAAACGATATGGCAGTCGAGCGATAGATTTTCCTGAAGGACTATTACCTCTTAGAAGTTATCCAAGTACACAGAAAAACGAAGACGTATCTACCGAAGATGCCGGCAGCAGAACACAAGTGGACGAATTTATGGATTACCTAACTAATCCTCTAGCAGATATGGTGAATGTAGAAATGACCATAATGGGAGATCCTGCATTTATAGGGCAAGAAAATTATTTGCCCATACCAAGAAAAACCACATCAACCGAAGGTGGAGGTGGAGCAACAAGCGAACAAGTGGCAGGCTATAAGGGTCGTTTGTATGATGATAAATTGGGTTGTTTTAATTACGATCAGGGAGAGGCATTTGTCACTTTGGATTTTAGATTCCCTACAGATATAAATGAGAAGAAAGGAGTTATGGATTTTCAATCAATGGAAAATGTGCATTTTAGCGGATTATATAAAGTTGTGAATGTGGTGAGTGAATTTAGACAAGGAAAATTTACACAAACTTTAAAGATGCTGAGATATAACAATCAAGGAGAAGAGATCAATCTTGCTGAAAATATCAGAGTATTGACAGATTATGCTACCAAAGCAGAAAGTATTTTGAGAGGAGTATGGAATCCTACTGCATCAGATATAGAAGGTATGCGAACTACTGAACAAGGAGTAAACGGACCATAATGCCAGGCGAATTATCCACACCTAACAGGAAGAACAGGACTTCTACATATACAGAAATTAATCCTGGACCATACATTGGCATAGTGAAAGACAATGTTGATCCTGCCAAAATGGGAGGACTGCGAGTTCTCATACCGAGTTTATCTGGGGTCAATGAAGGATATGCTGGACAGCTCTATGATGTGGAATATCTCATGCCATTTTATGGATCTAAGAGCACCAATGCTTTAGGAAAAAATAATGTGGGAGACTATGAGGACGGATCACATTCTTATGGAATGTGGATGGTACCTCCAGACATAGACAGTCGTGTGTTAGTAATATTTGTTGAAGGTAAAATATCACAGGGTTATTGGTTTGGATGCATTCAAGATCCATTAACTAACCATATGATTCCGGGTATTGCTGCATCAAGAGACACACAAACCGAAATAGCAGGACAGAATAAGAAAGATATCTATGGTACGGACATAGTACCAGCTGCAGAAATAAACAGAAATTTGTATTCAAAGAGTGGAGGCGCAGGTGGTATTGATAAATTAACAAAACCCATTCATCCTTTCGCTAACACATTGAGAGAGCAAGGGTTGAGCCAAGACACAGTGAGAGGAACCACAACCAGTTCAGCACGCAGAGAAAGTCCTAGTGCTGTGTTTGGCATCAGTACACCAGGTAGAGTGGATCCTGCACAAAGAAAAGCAAAATTAGGACCATTAGATGCACAAGAAGATGTACCAGTGGTTAGAAACGCTGGACATACATTTGTTATGGATGATGGAGATGCTGAAGGTGATAATCAACTCATAAGACTAAGAACCAGTTCTGGACATCAAATATTGATGCATGACACTGCAGGAGTAATGTACATAGCCAATGCCAAAGGCACAGTGTGGATGGAATTTAGCAATGATGGAGCAGTGGACATCTATGCACAAAAAGGTTACAACATAAGATCTGGAGGAGACATAAATTTCCATTCAGAAGGCGACATTAACATGTATGCCAATAGAAATATTAGAATCAAGGCCAATGAGCACCTTGGTGAAGATCCAGCGGATAGAACCATCAAAGGATTTGTCAGTATAGACGGATCTATAATCAATCAAATAGCCAGCAGAGCCATGAATGTCACGGTAGATAAAGGCTATTACAGTCTACGCACCGGTATGAGTATCTATACACAGGCTGCAGGAGGTAACCAAATACATCAGGCATCGGGGCAGGTGCATCTTGTGGGCAGTCAAGTGCATTTCAACAGCATGCCAGCAGATCCAAATTTAATACAACCTCTTCAAAGAACAGCATTCAATCAACCTCACGGTACAGGCACAATAGAAGTACAAGTACCAGATGTTACTCCTATACTCAAAGATATAGGAGTAATGAAACAGGATAGGAGTATTCCAGGTATGTCAGGCATGCGAGTGCCTACCCACGAACCATTCCTATGGCATTATGATAATTTTAAAGCGTTTACGTGTTATGGCAAAATAGAAGATGCTGATAGGCCAGGCACCTTAGGATATGCAGAACAAAGAAATAGAAAAAGTTCTAATCCTACAGTAAGATTAGGACAATATCAGGCAGATCTAGAATGTTATGTTCAAAAAGTTGCGAAAGGTCCCACAGATATTGCGGGAATACAGAAAGCCACAGAGGAATTTACTAAAAACTATTCCAACATATTCAACCTAACAGATTCTGGTCCTCTAGCAATACGACCATTATTGCCAGGCATCAGTGATGTGTCCAATCAAGTGATTGCTCGATTGACCGGAACTGCTGCGGGAGCTGTGGGTAATCTTTTTAAAGATCAAGTATTAGTTAATCAAGCAGGAGTTCTTTACACATTAGGAGACATGGGAAAAGTAATAAACAATCTGCCAGGTAATAATCTTGTTGGAACTCTCACATCTACAGCACAAAATACAGTGAATCAGACTGTGGGTAATATTATAAACAATACTATTAACAGTGGAATCAAGAATGTAGGCAACGCAGTATTTTCTGAAAGAAATGTCGCCGCGGTCAAAGATTTTTTCCGAGGTGATGGTATCGACACTTATGCACTGGCCAATGACATGGCAGGAGGAAATGCAGCATCTTTGCTGGCAGGCAGTGCTATGTACACCGATTACGGAACACAGTCATTGAGCTCTTTTGTGGATCCTCAGGTATTTGGAGGAGGTATACAGGATCTTTTTAAAAATAATATAGAAAGTATTTTTGGTCCAGGTGCATTTGGCAACATTGGAATATCAGGCATAAATCTAGCCAATCTATCACCACAAGGATTGATACAGGGTGTGGGCACAGCCGCAATAAATCAAGGTATAAGTATTGTGACAGATCAAGTTAGAAACATCATTGCGGGACAGATCACTTCTGTAACCAATGTAGTGAGTGTGCTAGAAGGAGGATTTGAGAACGTGTTAGGATCAGTGGCAACAAATGTGGCAGATGTTTGGAGTTCAACCCAATCTTTTTTACAGGGGGGATTTGGATTCAGTGACGGTGCCGATGTAGCAACAGCATTTTTACCAGGTGATTTTCCTTTGGGTGATCTTCCATTGGGAGATTTTGCACTGGCAGATATTGGTAGTTTCTTTGGCGGATTTGGATGGTAGAATATGGCATATGAAGATAAAAATAGCAATAGTAATTTAAGACAGGTATTCAAAGGATTCAGCTCGCGAGCTGATCAAACCAATTTTAGATTGTATGATTTTGAATTGATCAAACAAGATCTTATTAATAGATTGAGTGTACGCAAAGGCGAACGAGTGGAAAATCCAGAATTTGGAACCATAATCTATGACTGCATATTTGAACCTTTGACCAATTCATTGAAACAGGCCATAGCCGATGATATCACACAAAATCTCAATGCCGATCCTAGGATCAGCACATCTGATATAATAGTAAGTGAAACTGAAAAAGGCATTGCTGTACAGGCCACTATAACCTATGTGCCCTACAATATTACCGAGAAATTAACATTTTCATTCGACGAAAACTCTCTTTTACGCCTGTCTTAATCTACGCATATAATAATATCCATAAATATCCGTGTATTAAATTATGTCCACTACTGATAGACAAAACCGATTGCTAGTAGCCGAAGATTGGCGTAAAATTTACACCAGTTTCCAACAAGCTGATTTTAAATCTTACGATTTTGAGACACTGAGAAGGACCATGATTGCCTATCTTAGAGAAAATTATCCTGATGATTTCAATGATTTTGTTGAGAGTTCAGAATATATTGCTCTCATAGATCTTATTGCTTACATTGCTCAGAGTTTAAGTTTTCGAGTGGATCTAAATGCTAGAGAAAATTTTTTAGAAACTGCTTCTAGAAGAAACAGTATTCTACGATTGGCACGATTAATCAATTACAATGCCAAAAGAAATCTTCCAGCCACAGGACTTTTAAAATTTCAATCAGTATCCACTACACAGGATGTTAGGGACAGCTCAGGAAACAGTTTGGCCAATATTACAATAGTGTGGAATGATTCTACCAATGCTAATGCTAGAGAACAATTCATCACTATACTGAATGCAGCCAATGTATCAGGACAGTTATTTGGCAAAGCCAAAGAAGCAGGCAATATAGGCGGAATCAAAACAGAAATTTATACAGTGAATTCTATCAACACAGATGTGCCGATATTCACATTCACAAGAGGCATAAGTGGTATTGCAAGAAATTTTGAAATAGTACCAGCCACAATATCCAATTCAGAATCTATCTATGAACAAGCACCAGTGCCGGGCACAGGATTCACTTATGTTTATAGAAATGACGGAGCTGGTGACTCTAGTCCTAACACAGGATTTTTTGCTCTGTTGAAACAGGGATCTTTGGCCAATTATGAATTTTCTATCACTCAACCCACAACCAATTATGTGCAACCTATCAATGTCAATAACATCAACAATATTGATGTGTGGTTGTATGAGCTAGATGATTTCGGACAAATAGAAAAATTTTGGACCAAAGTGCCTGACCTTAGTGGAAACAATGTCATCTATAATAGTTTATCATCAGATGTGAGAGACATATACAATGTCGTGACCAAAAACAATGACGCGGTAGATCTTGTGTTTGGAGATGGAAACTTTTCCAACATACCATCCGGCAGATTTAGAGCATATTACAGAACCAGTGCCAATTCAAATTTCTCAGTTCAACCCGCCGACATGCAGGGCATATCATTCAGCATGTCCTACACAGATGCCAACGGAGGAGAACAGACATTAACAGTCACAGCATCTCTACAACAGAGCATCTA